GCATCTTGAGCACTTGATGGATCGGCAAGGCCCGTAATCCCGTTTGTACCCATAGCGATCGCACCTGACATGGTCCCGCCACCAAGGTTTAGCTTCAGCGCATCTGCTGTATCCACATAGGTTTTGGTCGCTGCGTCTTGTGCACTTGATGGGTCCCCAAGCCCCGTGAGCTTGTTGGTCCCCATGGCGATCGCACCCGACATGGTGCCACCCGTCAGGTTTAATTTGAGCGCGTCCCCTGAGTCCACATAGGATTTGGTCGCGGCATCACTTGCGTTTGTTGGTGTAGACAAACCCGTGATCGTTCCCACCGTGCCCGCATTCATGTCCAATTGACCGTTGATGGTGACCGCAGCAAAGCTTGAAGTCCCACTTGAAGCGCTTACGTTTCCGCTCAGTGTCGCAGTCAACGTTCCACTCACCGACGCATTATTGAAGGTCGATGTGCCACTGGATGTCACATCCCCAGTAACCGAGCCTGTATACCCGCTCGAAGCAGAAAGACTTGTAAATTTTCCAACGGATGGAGCTGTATTGCCTATTAGGGTTCCATCAATCGTGCCACCTGTCATGGACACTGAAGCACCTAAGGCAGCCGCGCCACTGGAGACGATTAAACCCGCGAATTTTCCCGTTGAAGGAACAGACGCTCCAATGGCCGTGCTATCAATCGTGCTTGCTGTGATTGCCAAGGCTTGAAGAGCAGAAGACGGCACCAAGGCCGTTCCTGCCGAGTTCACCATTGCAACTTGATAGGCGTTTCCCGATAAATTTGGTAGCAAACTGAAACCTGCTGTGATCAGCTCCAATTCAGCTCTTAGCTGAGCAGACGAGCCTGCAGCATTGGGGGTCGGATAAGTAGAGTGGGTATAGTACGGATTTGACATTTATCTAAGCCCTCTGCGCAGAGAATAGTGAACGATGATGCTGTTGACCGTGAAGGTAGGCAATATCGCTGAAGTTGATGAAACCCGAATGGCCATGTTTTCTGCTGTACCTGTGACTTCAATCTCAGAAGGTGAGATGTCAGTTCCATCAAAGACGAAGTTATCCCAAGTAAATGAGTCCCAGTAAGCAGAGCGTAAGTCGTTGCTGTAACTCGCATCCACGGCTTGATCCAACATATTGGTTCTGTACCCAAGGTCATACCCAAAGGCAATGGTGGCGTAAGAGTTGCCCGTCATCTCAATACTTGCCTTTCGGTATCGCTTCAATATCCGAGGTGACTTGGTGGCGTTAAAAACCAGGGTCATGTTGGCGGCAATGGTTTGGCCATCAAAGGACGTGCCGCGGTCGAGTTGAAACACATAACCACTGCTAGATCCAAAGAATAAAACTGGAGAGCCGTCATCCAGATGCCCCTCCACACAATTGAGTACCGGGTCTGGAAACACCACGGGCATTGAGCCCAGCATCTGAGAATTGCGCACTGTCACATACAGACCGTATCCATCGGAGAAGAAAACTCGGTACTGCCCCTTTGTCCTCTGGAGCATCGAGCACGTTGCCAAATTTCGATGAATGTCCATAAAGGGCTTTAAATTCATCGTAAGGGACGCTGCATCAAAGTTACCATAGTTCAAGGTCGCGGTGAGTGAAATCACTCCTCGGTCATCTAAGACATAAGCTTGATCTAAATTTTGCGCAGTTCCTAAAATGCCACCCGTGCCAATGTTAAAACTCACCAACTGAAACGTTGCCGTTGAGGTGCCGTACAAAATAGACGTATCCGTTCGGGTAAAAATACCCAAAGCACCCGTTGCTTGGTTTCCAGGCATCACCAACAAATTGGTGATGTTGTCATTCATAACGATCTCTCCTGCCCCCAGCACCACGCTCCATGAGTACGGATTGCCAATTGCACAAAACTGCAAAGATGCGCCAAAGGTCAGAAATAGATACTGTTTGTGAAACTGAATCAAATTGGGCGTGTCACTGGCCATGCCTGTCACAAGGGGAACAAATGTTGTGCCGTCAAACTCAAACGCTCTGTTGACCCCGTCGCAACCGTAGAGTTTCTTGGCTGCGGGGCCTCCACCAAAATTTGCCGTGATCATATTAAAGTTGCCGTTGGGCAGCATCGTGATCTGAGTCGCTGGCCCACTTGCCAATGCCCTTGATGTCCCAGCCACCTTCAATACTTCAGAAGTCGTGAACGTTCCACTTGAAGACGACAAGATCAAACGACCCGTGGCCGTTCCAGCCGCAAATGTCCCTGTCTGAATGACCACACGGGACACGACACACGTAGCCCCACTTGAAGCGCCCGTCACCGTCACACCGTCGGCTATGGTGACAGAACCTGTCGTAAATCCAAGTTCTTTTCCAAAGTTGACTTTGACCCACCCTGATGGGCTTGACTTATAAAGCTCAGCCGCTGTTGCGCTTGCGTTGTTTCTCCATGCAAAGACAGCGTTTAAATAAAAAGCCACCCCCCTGATCGGACCCGAACCAGGAACGACTGAAATACTCGCCCGGTAATGGTCTGCAGCCAAACCCTTGTAGGTTGCATCCAACAATCCATCGGCTTCCAGTCCATTCACGGTCTGAATAGACCCAACAACAGCTGAACTGACGGTAATACCCTCACCACTTACAAAAGAGTTGCTCTCTCTCGTGATGATCAAAATATTGCCAACTTTGGCAATGACCACCCCAGTCGATGCACTGCTTTGTCCCACAATCGTATTTCCAACCGAAACAGATCCCGTCAAATTGCAAGACAACTTGTTGTATCTGGCAGCACTTGGACTTGCATGACCGTCAAAACGCTCATAACCATCAATTCTTGAATACCCACCTGTGATGGAACACTCAAAGTTTGAAGCTCTTCTAGCAATACCAGGCGCCAGCGAGAGCGTAGGCGTGACCTGGTCCATGCCCCCTTGAAGGCGGATCAGGTCGTATTTAACTGCTGCGTCCATGCTAGGCCAAAGGGGGTCCGCTGACAATGGTTGGCAGCTGGTCGATGTCTAGTCTATTCATCAAGCGATCAAACTCCTTTTGACCCCTGGCCATGACCTCGCCTGCAGCTTCGTAGCCACCATAAAAAATCATGGCCCTGTAGACGATCATCATGTGAAACCGATCTGGCAGGCTTGGCGTATCAATGTCGGAGCTGAATTCAATGGGCTTGGTGTAGTACTCACCAGCAATGACATATGCTTGATCTGGGATTGAACCCAAACCCAATGACTTGTTGGGTACGACAGAGACGACAACCGGTCTTGCGTAGGTTGTACGCATGTTGCCGTATTCAAATAAATTGCGAAAAGTTGCATACTCCATGTAGTTCATCAGTTGCTCGTCTTTGTACCCTTGGCCAACGCTTGAACACCTAAAACTGTCACGCTTCCAGTTGCCAAACGTTGTGCCTATTCCAGCCTGTGTAGGGGTATAGATTTGTTGCTGGGCGGTGGTGTTGAACACAAAATCCATCCGCATGAATTCCCAGTCGTCTTTGGCCGTTTGGATATCTACCCAGGCACTGTTGACCCAAGAAGCCATCCTTGCCGCTTCACCGCTTAAGTTCAGAGCAGTCACTAGAGGCGTGCTCGCACTACTTACCCCACACTCAACTCGGGCGCGGTTGACCAAAGAGAGAAAATTCATGCAGGCTCAGCCAATAAGTTTTGTAACCAAGCACGGCCCTTAGGATTTCCATCGTCCACCAAATCAAAGGGATAGGACAATCCGTGTCTTGCAACCATCTCAATTTGATCGGGTGCAGACGGGTTTCTTGTCACTTGGGTGTATTTGGTCTCTTTCATGTGAGCCAAAATCTCTACATACTTACGCTTAACTTGCATAGGTAAGCCTCGCACGATGGGTTGATTCACTCCGTTGCAGTTCACAATCACGTGAGGGCTTTGGTTTTCATCGGTGGTTGAGTGGATCATGATGGTGACCAACTCGTTCATGAAACTCTCCTCAGCTGAAATATCTTTAAAGTCTTTGAGATTCGATACCGTCTCAATGATGGGTGCGTCGTCAATAATCTCAATACCTTTTCTTGCCGCCATAGATTTCCCCTTTTTGTGTTTTGCCAAAAAAAAGAGCCACCCGAAGGTGGCCCTGTGCTTCTAAGTTAGAAGTTCGAGATTTATTGAGCCGAACCCGGCATGCGGGCGCAGTCAAGGTAAGTCACCGTGTTGCCCGTACCTAAGGCGGTCGTACCAGGTGTATAGACTGCAGTAGCGACCACTTTGATCAAACCAAAAAGTGTCACGTTGTTGCTTGTCTGAGTGGGTGTTGGACAAGGATCTGTGGAGGTCACAATGGGTCCTTGGGTGGTACTCACCGTACCAGTGGCATTGATCCAAATTGCAAAAAGACATGCTTGACCAGCTGCCAAAACCGTATGGCCTGTAGTGAAGCTCAAATTGTCTGTAGCCGCTTTAGATTTAAAGACACCGTTGTTGGTGAAATTAAGGGTGTTGCTTGTTTTAAACGTACCCGTTGT